CTGGGTGTTTAGGGACTCCAAGTACTGGTGCGAACCGAAAACGAAGTGGGGCGGTGGTTTTAAGCACCCTGGGAGGGGTTAGCGCGCGACTAAGTTTCTCCGTTTCTCAGAACTACGCTCCTAAATTCGTAGCGCTACGTTTCTCAGAACTACGCTCCTAAATTCGTAGCACGAAATCCCAAGCCACCCCCGTCTCTTTTTCTCAGCGGTTTTCTCAAAAAATTTATAAATTTTTTACAGACACAGCTATCAAAACAATAGCACTAGACCTCGGCAGGTCTAAACATCTAGAATGTGATCTAACGGAGTCGAAACATGGCACGAAAACCCACCGCACAACAGCAGAAGTACGTCGATGGAGTGATGACGGGAAAGTCTCGCCATGCTTCAGCCATCGCTGCCGGGTATCCGCACGCTCAGGCGCCAGAGCTGTCGCTCACGGTCAAGGAAGAAATTCAGCGAGCGCGCGAGAAGTTGACAGATCTCACGCAAATCAAGCGCCTGGACGTGATTGACGGAATCATGGACGGTGTTGCCATGGCACGGATGCAAGGGGACGCGGCCAACGTGATCAAGGGTTGGACCGAAGTTGCCAAGATCTTGGGTCACTACGCACCTGAAGTGAAGACGGTGAACCTGAATATCGGTCAGCAGCGCCTCAAATCGAAGTTCGAAGCCTTGAGCGACGAGGATTTGCTGGCTTTCATCAATAACGGCGGGGATGTGGTTGATGTCGAGAGTAAAACCATCAACTAGCGCGTCTGCCAAGCCTGCACCCTTCGTTTGCGTCGTTTGCGGGGAGAAGAAGTCACCGACGTTGTTCCCCAGTCTCACCGCCACAACGTGTTCAGAGTGCATGTCGGCCTGCACAGCCCCGCAAGCGGCCAAAAACCCTCCAGGACGGCCCAAAAAGCTCGGGGTGGAACCTACCCCGCACGTAGCCCCTCAGAACGACCAGGAACCTGCCTCGGGCTTCGTCCATGTGGACGCAGAAATAGACCCTACGAACCCGACGATGCAGGAGTTGGCGGCACGCACGCTGGCCCGCCGCCGCTTGTTGCCGTTTATTCAGCGGTTTAGGCCGAAGTACATGGCCGGATGGGTCCACGAGGACATTTGCAGGCGCCTGGAGCGGTTTTTGAAGCAGGTTGAGGATGGTCTGGAGCCTCGGCTGATGCTGAACGTTCCTGTGCGTCATGGGAAACAGCTCGCCGACAGCACGCCGATGCTGACCGCAACTGGGTGGAAGACCCACGGCACCTTAGCTCTCGGGGACGAAGTCTTTACGCCATCTGGCACCACGACCAAGGTCGTAGCAATATCGGAGAAGACGCCGTCCGCCGTGCGCGTGACGATGTCCGACGGCGCAAGTCTGTTATGCCACGAGAACCACGAGTGGACCGTCTACCAACGCTCGCGTCAGCGCTGGATCACTGTCGAAACAAACTATTGGCTTGAGGAAAGCCGTCTCGGGAGTCGCCGGACTCTGAAGTCTGGTGGGAGGTATCTATTCCAGCTACCTCATGTAGCCCCGTTGGAGTTCCCGGAAGCTGAGCTGAGTCTGCACCCTTACGCGTTTGGTGTATGGCTCGGCGATGGGTCAGCGGGCAAGACCTGCATAACTCACCACGTGGATGACACTCAGTGCGTAGAAGCCATTGTCTCGCTCGGGTACGAGGTATCGGCAGTGTGCCAGCAAGTTTCGCCGACAACGGTGGCGACTTATTTCGGTAGCGGCGTCCCAAACCGCAGAAGTAAGTTCAGTCAGGGGCTGAAGGATACGGGGGCGCTGAACGATAAGCACATCCCCCTCGCATATGCTCACTCATCGGTGCACCAACGCCTTGAGCTGTTAGCCGGGTTGATAGACACGGACGGGCACGTCGATCTGAAAACTGGGCGTGTCCGTTTCGTAACGGTGTCTGACCGCCTGCGCGACGACGTGATGTGGCTCGTGCGCTCTCTTGGGCAGCAGGTCGGGTGTCATACGCAAGCGCCGACTGTATCCACCTCGGGTATTGAAGGGCGGCGACCGACGCATTACGTGTCGTTTACCCCCACGCTGGCGATTCCTACGAGGATTCCACGCAAAAAGATAGTGGGGAATACTCACGAGGCAGTCGCCATCATCTCAGTCGAGCGTGTCGAGGCCGCAGAATACGGACACTGCATTCAGGTCGAAGCGCCGGACGGTCTTTACCTGGCCGGTGACAAGCTCACGCCGACCCATAATAGTGAAATTGGCTCTCGCCACTTCGCTCCTTGGGTCATGGGCAAGCACCCGGACTGGGAAATCATCGCAGCGTCAGGTTCGCAGTCACTCGCGCTGAGTTTTAGTCGCTACGTGCGCGACCTTGTGCGCGACCCGAGCTATCAAGCTGTGTTTCCAGACATGAAGCTCGACACGTCTAGTCAGAGTGTGGAGAACTGGAACACGATGTCCGGGGGTGGGTATTTGGCTGCGGGTGTGGGTACGATGATCACGGGCCGAGGGTGCCACATTCTCCTGCTCGATGACGTAGTTAAGGACGCCGAGGCGGCGGACTCTCAAGTCATCCGCGATGCCACGTGGGAGTGGTATATGTCCACCGCCCTCACGCGCTTAGCTCCTGGGGGCGGAGTGCTGGGGATCATGACCACCTGGAATGAAGATGACTGGGCGGGTCGGGTGAAGCAGGTGATGGCGACGGGTGACGGGGACAAGTTCGAGATCATCAGTTACCCTGCCATCAACGAGACGGGAGACGAGTACATCCTTGAGGACGACGCCATCGTGCAGATACCTCCCGGAGCCCCCGTGCCGAAGGGTGCACGACTCACGCGCCCGCACAACACAGCGCTACACCCCTCGCGCTACACACTGGAGTCTCTGAGAAAGCGCAAGGCGAATTACTACGCCCTGGGCCAGCAGCGCTGGTGGGAAGCGCTCTACCAGCAGAATCCGACGCCAGAGGGCGGGGTGTTCTTCACCAAGGACATGTTCGTGGAGTACACGCACGCGCCCAAGCGCCACGGGCGCGTCGTGCTGCAGGCTTGGGACTTCGCCATCACGGAGAAGCAGAGTAGTGACTGGACCGTGGGGATTACGGGCCTGCTAGACGAGTACGACACGCTGTATATCCTCGACGTGTGGCGGTTTAAGACAGACGACGGTATAGAGCTGGGCACAGCGATAGTGACCTACGCGCAGATGCACGGGGCGGACCAGATTGCGGTCGAGGACGGTCAGATCTGGAAGGCGATCAAGGCGAATTTTGACAAGGCGTGTGAGACGAAGAAGTTCTACCCGTCGTACGAAGTGATTGTGCCTCTGACAGACAAGCGTGTGAGAGCCCAGCCCCTCAGAGGTCGTATGCAGCAGGGGAAGGTTCAGTTCCCCTGTCGCGCACCCTGGTACACAGAGTTTAAGGGTGAGCTGCTGCGGTTCCAGGGTGGAGGTAAGCACGACGACCAAGTGGACGCGGCAGCGCACCTCACGCGCCTCGCCACGTCGGTCGCAGCTCCGAAGGTGAAGGAGCAGGCGCACCAGAAGTCGTGGAAGGACAAGCTCAGCACGCAGTTGCGCCAGCTTGGAGGCTCGCACTTGACAGCTTAGTTGCTTTGATCTAAGCGAGTCGGATAGAATCTTGCGAACTCTAACAGGAGCACCCCATGCTGCAACCGGCGTACAACCTCAAGCTCGTAACGGGCGCAACGGAGGTTCTTATTTCTGCGAGCAACGCTCGCCTCCTTGCAATCATCCCGCAGGGTACTGCGTCAGGTACGGTCACAGTGCGTGAGGCTTCAGCCATCGGCACCGGCGCCACAGCGCGCTGGACGGCCCCTGCGGGGGGCACCTCCTTCGGTGGGAACTACGGCGTTAAGTTCATGGGCGGGTTGACAGTCCAGCTCAGCAACGGTGCGGACACATTCGGAATTGTCTGGGGGCCCATGCTATGACAACTTACCTGGACACTTCTGGCGCGTGGTATCCGCGCGCATCTAACGGGTACGTCCCCGGCGACACATTGACCTTGGAGGGCTACACCGTTGAACTCTACCCAGCCTGACGGCATCAGCCGCATCGGCGCGGAGTTTCAAGACGAAGAGTCACCGCGCCTGGAGTTCTCCCTCATAGACCTCTTGGTGGATGGCATCTGCGGCGTCGGGTTCCCCACGATGGGTATCGGCCTGCAGGCGGAGAAGATGGGCTTGGCGTACTTCGCATCGGGGCACGCCATGACGGAGCGTACATGGCGCTGGGTCCCTGAGAAGCTGCGCGAGGTGTCGTTCGACAAGCTCCAAGACCTGTACTACAACCTCAAGGTGGCGCAGAAATGCCAGTGAGCGCCTTGACGCCTGAAGAGTTGGCGGCGAAGAAAGCTGCCAAGGCTGCTTACGACCGCGAGTACCGTGCGAAGAACGCTGAGAAGATTCGCGCGGCGAAGAAGCTGTGGGGGCAGTCTGAGACGAAACGCTCTTACGACGCTGAGTACCGCAAGTCTCACGCGGAAGAAGTGAAGGTCTACAAAGCGGCCTGGTATCAAGAGAATCGTGAACGCGTAAATGCCGAGAAGGCTGCGGCGCACCGCGCAGATCCTGAGAAACGTCTTAGCTACGCTCGCAAGCGTTATGCCGAGAACCGCGAGCGCATTTGCGCAGCAACTCGCGCGTGGACTGCGGCTAACAAGGATCGTAAGAAGGCCAACGACGCTGCGTATTACGTGGCAAAAGGCGGAGAGATTCGAGCTAGGTCCGTAGCTTGGTCTGCGGCGAACAAAGAGCGCAAAGCTGAGTCCGACGCGGCGTGGCGCAAAGCGAATCCGGTAAAAGTAAAGCTCACCCAGGCTCGTCGCCGCAAACGAGTACGCAATGCGACACCTAAGTGGGTAGACACCCGTGCGCTGGATGCAATCTACATAGAGGCGCTGGCACGAGGTCTGACCGTCGATCACGTAATCCCATTGAAGCACAAGAAGGTCTGTGGACTTCATGTGCCGTGGAACCTGCAGCACTTAACGCGCAGCGAGAACTCGCGCAAGAGCAACAAATTTGACCAGGAGGCGGCATCGTGCCAGTCAACGACCAACTAGCCGGTGATACTTGGCAGCGTTTCCGTTATTGCGTGAGTGGGTCTGCGCGAGTAGTCACTCAGCACGGATACGTTCAACTACGCAACATAACAGCCGAACATCTTGTGTTCGACGGTGTTGAGTTTGTGCGTCACGAAGGGCTTGTCAACAAAGGTTCTAAGCCGACAGTCATTCTTGACGGTGTTGGAATGACGACTGACCACAAGGTGCTTGACTGCTTTGGCGAGTGGGAAGAAGCGGGTTCACAACCAGATCGTGGACGGGCCGTAACGTTCGTGCAAGGTGACATGGAAGAGGTGTTCGATCTTGTGAACTGCGGCCCGCGCTCTCGTTTTGCAGTGGTGGGCGACACGGGGCTCGTCATAGCCCACAACTGCGTGGAGCGAGGCCATTACGACTTCCTCCAAAAAGCCGACAAGTGCGACAACTTCTTCGTAGGGAACCAGTGGTCAGAGGCTGACCGCGCAGCACTTCAGCTCGTCAAACGTCCGGCGCTGACGATAAACAAGATCATCTCCACGATGTCCACCATCATGGGTGAGCAGATCTACAACCGCAATGAGGTGTCGTTCCGTCCTGCGGGCCTGGGCGCGACGAGCGAGGTGGCAGACGCCTTGACAAAGGTGTGGGCGCAGATCGCAGCGACGAACCAGTTGAACTGGGTGCGCAGCTCTGTGTTCGCAGACGGGATTATTCGCAGCCGCGGGTTCTATGACGTTCGCATGGACTTCAAGAACAACATGAGCGGCACGGTGCGGATCAAGCAGCAGAACAGCAAGAATGTGGTCATCGACCCTGACGCGGAAGAGTACGACCCGGATGAGTGGAACGACGTGTTCATCACGAAGTGGATGACGTACCAGGACATCGCTACGCTGTACGGCGAGTCAGACGCTGAGTACCTGCGGGACAAGGAAGAGAGCCTGTTCCCCTACGCCTACGACTCTATCGAGAAGGTTCGAGACCGCTTCGCCGGTAGTAACCTCGCAGGCAGTTACTACGGTATTCAGGACACGGCGCACGTCAGGCGCAACATTCGCGTGCTGGAGCGCCAGTACCGCAAGCTCGCCATGCAGAAGTTCTTCGTGGACATCCAGACCGGGGACAGGAAGCCTGTACCGGACGCATGGGACAGGAACCGCATAGCCGCGTTGCTGGAGCGTATGCAGGGTGAGATGACGATCATCAGTGAGAAGACGAAGCGCGTGCGCTGGACTGTGACCGCAGACCACTGTGTGTTGCACGACGACTGGAGTCCTTATAACCGCTTTACGGTGGTGCCGTACTTTCCGCATTTCCGCTACGGCAAGACTGTAGGCTTGGTGGAGAACCTGATTGACCCACAGGAGCTGCTGAACAAGGTGTCCAGTCAAGAGCTGCACATTGTCAACACCACGGCGAACAGCGGCTGGAAGGTGAAGGCGGGGAACCTCGTGAACATGGGTATCGAAGAGCTTGAACAGAACGGTGCCCAGACAGGGCTCGTCGTCGAGCTGAAGGAGATGGACGGTCTGGAGCGCATCACGCCGAACAACACGCCCCAGGGTATGGACCGGATTAGCTACAAGTCGGAAGAGCACATGAAGACCATCAGTGGGGTCAGCGACTCCATGCAGGGCTTCGACCGAGAGGACGTAGCTGCCAAGGCCATCAGCGCCAAGCGCCAGAGCGGGCAGACGAACCTCGTCCCCGTGATGGACAACCTGGAGCGCAGTGACTGGTTCCTCGCGCGGGCGGTGCTGGACTTGGTGCAGCAGTACTACACCGAAGAGCGGATGATCCACGTGACTGGGAACGACCTCGTGAACCAGACGCAGACGTTGACGGTGAACCAGTACGACCCGACGACGGACACGATACTGAACGACCTGACGCTGGGTGAGTACGGGATCACCATCACTTCCACACCGGATCGCGCCACACTGGAGGATAGCCAGTTCGAACAGGCTCGTGCGCTGCGCGAGTTGGGGGTGCAGATCCCAGACGACGTGCTCATTGAGAACAGCCGCCTGCAGCGCCGTTCGGAGATCGTCAAGCAGATGCAGGCCGACAAGGAGTCGCCCGAGGCCAAGAAGCAGGCTGAGCTTCAGCTCCGCGCCCAGGAGGCGAACGTGAGTAAGCTAGAAGGCGAGGCTAAGGAGAAGCACACGAAGAGCGCCTTGGATGAGGCTCGCGCCAAGAAAGAGGCTGTCGAGGCTCAGAACATGGAGCAGGGGGGCGACAGTGGCGAGGCCGCGAAGCTGCAGCAGGAGATGGAGATGGAGCGAGAGCGCTTCGCCATGGAGCGAGAGCGGCACGCCCTGGATCTTCAGGCCAAGCGCGAAGAGCAGGATATGAAGCGCCAAGAGTTTGAGATGAAGCTCGCGTTTGAACGTGAGAAGCATCAGCAAGAACAAGCGGCGCGTGCACAAGAAAGTGAGCAGCGCTTGACACTGCAGCGTCAACAGCACTACGAGCAGCGCGCCCAGGCCGCTGCGAAAGAGGCCGAGAACCCGGCTAACCCGTCAACACAACCGAAAACCCTATAAGGAGCCCCATCATGGCAGCAGAAGACCGCGGAGACGATTTCACCCCCAGCGCGCAAGACCTCGCAGACAGCCAGAGTCAGCAAGACAGCTTGAGCGCCATCGTCGCTTCGACGAAGCAGGATGCAGCGCCTGAGACGCAGCTGGATAACACGGAAGACGCGCCTGCCGAGGATGCAGGTGCGAAGACTGTCGCGACGGAGGCGAAGGCTGAGGACGACGAGCCTAAGCGCGACGATAAGGGTCGCTTCATCCCGAAGACGCGCTTCGATGAAGCTGTGCAGAAAGAGCGCAGTGCGCGCGAGACAGCAGAGCGCAAGCTCAGCGAACTGCAGCAGCAGATGCAGAGCATCAACCGGAACGCTGACATCTCGAAGCTGGAGGGGGAGATCCAGGGTATGGAGAAGGAGTACGCCGCGGCCATGATGGACGGTAGTGCGGAAAAGGCTGCGCAGCTCATGACCCAGATTCGCTTGAAAGAGCGCACTATTGCCATGGCCCAGTCAGAGAGCATGTCCGCCCAGGCCCGTGCGGCAGCGGCTGAGGAAATCCGCATGGAGACGGCCATCAGCACGTTGGAGAGCACTTACAGCGTGATGAACCCGAACGACGAGGCGTACGACCAGGACGTGGTGGACCTCGTTCTGGGTCAGCAGCAGATTTTGATCAGCACGCAGCGCATGGCGCCGTCGCAAGCTCTGGCTGAGGCTGCGAAGAAGGTGATGAGTAAGCTCATGCCTGCGGCGAAGGAAGACCCCGTACCGTCGAAAGGGCTGGGTGCTGCCAAGGGGGCTGAGCGCACGGCGTCGCAGAAAGCGAAGAACGTTGACACAGCGAAGCGCCAGCCGCCGAGCATGGACGACGTGGGTATCGACAGTGACAAGGCGGGGGCAGGGGCCGGGGTTACGGCACCTACGAGCATCGCAGATCTGTCAGCCATCCCAGAGGCCACGCTAAAACGCATGCGCGGAGATCTCGGCTAACGCCTTGAAATCTGACATAATCTAATGTAATCTCACGGCGTCGCGCTACGGTGCGACGTTCGCAAGCCGAGGCGACACACGGCCCGTGACAGTACAGGCGCAGAGGGCGGTCTCACAGTCCTCCGATTCGACTCCGTAAGAGCCGGACATTTCGCGATCACAGCGACAGGTGATCTGAAGCCGACGCAGTTTCGTCAGGCGATTTGTTCGACCAACCTCTTTAGGAGAGCCTGTCATGGCAATGACCAACTTCGGAAATTTGACTTCCGAACAAAAAACCATCTGGTCGCTTGACTTCTGGAAGCAAGCGCGAAACCTGTCCTTCGTCAACAAGTTCCTCGGCAAAGACGAGAACGCAATGATTCAGCACGTCACCGAGCTGAAGAAGACCGAGAAGGGCGCACGTGCCGTTATCACCCTGCTGACCGACCTGGAAGGCGACGGTATCGCCGGGGATCGTACCCTGGAAGGCAACGAGGAACAGCTCAAGTCGTACGACAAAGTGATCCGTATCGACCAGCTTCGTAACGCCAACCGCAATGAAGGCCGCTTGGCCGATCAGAAGACGGTCGTGAACTTCCGTGAAAACAGCCGCGACAAGCTGGCTTATTGGGCCTCTGACCGCATGGATCAGTTGGCATTCTTGACGCTGGCAGGTCTGTCCTACTCCAACCGCAACAGTGCCATCGGCATGGTTGGCGGTCGCGTGGGTTCGGATCTGCCCTACCTGGAGTTCGCCGCCGACGTAGTGGCCCCGTCCTCCAAGCGCTTCGGTCGCTGGAACGGCACTTCCAAGCTGATGGAGTGGGGTGTAGGTACGGGCTCCATCGCCGCTGCCGACACCCCCACCTACGCCATGCTGGTTCAGGCCAAGGCTTACGCCAAGGACAACTACGTGCGTGGTGTGAAGGAAAAGGGTGGCGAAGAGGTGTACCACGTGTTCTTCAGCCCCCAGGCCATGGCTAAGCTGAAGCTGGACCCCGACTATCTAGCCAACGTCCGCTGGGCGCGTCAGCGCGGTGAAGACAACCCTATCTTCACAGGTGATGTTGTCAAGCTGGACGGCCTGTATCTGCACGAGTTCCGTCACGTGCCAAACACCCGTCTGACACCTTCGGGCTCCAAGTGGGGTTCGGGAGGCACAGTGGATGGTTGCCAAGTGCTGTTCTGCGGCGCACAAGCCCTGGGTATGGCCGACATCGGTATCCCTGAGTGGGTCGAGAAGGGCTTCGACTACGAGAACCAGCAGGGTATCTCGGTAGGAAAGATCCTGGGCTTCCTGAAGCCCCAGTTCTACACGCAGTACAGCGGCGGAACGACCGAAGACTTCGGCGTCTTGTCCCTGTACACCGCCCAGTAATTTGCCATTAAGGAGAACTCATCATGGCAGTGAATCGTCGCGCTCGCGGTGCCCAGTACCCTCTGGTTGCCGAATACGTGTTCAACTACAACGACGGTCAAGCGAATCTGTCCTCGCTGACAGGCGCATCCGTCGAGTTGAACCCTCGTGCAAACGTCACGGACTTCGGCTCCGGTGTGCAGCCTTCTGGCCTGCTGTCCGGTGTGAACTACGTGGCAAACACAGGTGGTCTGACAAACTACTTCGAAGTGCTGGCGTTGCCTGTAAACGCTCAGATCATCGGAGGGGATTTGCAGGTTGAAGTCCCCTATGTGGGGCCAGCAACAGCCACGTTGTCACTAGGTGACGTGAACTCCGGTGCTCTGTACGCCTCTGCCGTGAACCTGAAGGCGTCGGCCTTGGGTGGCACGGGTTACAGCGCAGGTGCACACAGCGGAACAACTGTTACCTTGACTGTGGGCTCCAGCCACGGCGTCGTTGCAGGGAACGTAATCAACGTGTCCGGTGTGACAGGCGCAGGCGCCGCCGCCTACAACGGCACCTACGTTGTTGACAGCGTGACCGCCACCACCATCGTCTACACCAGCGCAGCCGGTGCCAGCGACGCGGCGAACACCGCTGCCGCAGGCTCCCCGACTGTGACCTACACCGTGGGTCGCACCGCTCTGAGTATTCCAGGCGAAGCAACGAACGTGGGCAGCTATTCGTCCGTGTCGAACATCGGCACAGACGCGGCTGCAGGTGCGGACATCCGCATGACCTTGGCTCTGGGTTCCGGGGCAGCTACGCAAGGTCGCGTGCGTATTCGTGTGATGTACACCATCGACGGGCGCATGAACGAAGCATCCACGGTCTAAGCCGTGACTCTCAGAAACGGGCTTCGGCCCGTTTCTTCTATCAACTCACTAGGAGCACTCCATGCCTGAATACGTTCTCAATCGGAACCACACTTTCCGGTCTTTGCACGGCCACATCATCAACTTCGTGAAGGGGGAGCCGGTCTACGTACCGCCCATCCTGGAGCGAGATGTGACGCAGTTCGGTGCAGAACCGGTGAGTGGTGAGCGCATAGATCTGCTAGACGATCTGCCCGCTGCAGCACAAGCCCCTGTTGGCGAAGCGCGGCGTGCCGCGATCCTAGCTGCGTACGAGGCCATGGAGCAGCGAAACACCCGCGGCGACTTCACCGGTCAAGGTCGTCCAAACACGAAGGCTCTGGGGGCTATCGTAGGGTTCGAGGTGGACAACCGTGAACGCGACGACCTCTGGGAAGAGTACCGTCAGAGCAAGGCGTAAGTTGTGACACCCTCCGACCTGTACACCTTGTTCCGTCTGGACACAACGGACACCGTTGCGGACTACCTGTGGTCCGACACGGAGGTGTGGAGCTACATGGATGAGGCGTACAGCATGTTTGTGCGTCTCACTGGGGGGATACCTGACACAAGCTCGGCGTTGGTGTCAATCCCTGTTGTGGCGGGCCAGCCGTATGCCCCGATTGATTCTCGGATTTTGAAGATCCGTTACGCAAGGCTCGGCTCGAATAACCGCCCGCTCGGGTTGGCGAACATCGAAGACACGCCGTTGAACCGCGTGGGAGATTACGGCGCAGCGACATTCAACAACGCCGATTTTTCGCAAGGCAACGTCCACACGATGGTCATCGGTGAGGAAGAAGGTTTGGCCCGGTGGATCAACGTGCCTGCAGCGAACGACACGGTGAAGCTGACGGTCTACAGGTTGCCGCTGAACACGATTTCGGAAGACTCGCAGGACACAGACCTTAACGAGATTCATCACCGCCATCACAGGTCGTTGCTGCTCTGGATGAAGCATTTGGCCTATGCCAAGCAGGACACAGAGACTTTCAACAAAGTCAAGAGCGACGAGATGAAGGGCGATTTCGAAGCGTACTGCGCGCAGGCGAAGGCTGAGATCGAGCGCCAGAAGAGCAAGCCGCGCATTGTGCGGTACGGGGGGCTGTGACATGGCAGCAGGGAAACTCAAACTCGCAATCGAGCAGGGCGCGACCTTTCGCAAGCTGCTGACCTACAAGGCCGGTACACCCGCCGTCGCGGTGAACCTGACCGGCTGCACGGCGCGTATGCAGATCCGCAGCGCCATCACTTCGCCCACAGTTCTCATCAACCTGACCACCGAGAACGGCGGCATTGTCCTGGGCGGCGTAGCCGGGACTATCGAACTGATC